CGGTGCTGCTAAGTCACTTGGCAAGCTCTTTTCGAAGAACTGGTCCGGTGGCGACAGCCCCGCTATAGCAAAAGCGAAGAAAATCCAGAAGGAGTCCTTCCCTGGGTTCTGGCATGAGTACAAGGCTGAGAACGCCACCTACCTAACGCAAGGGTTAGTATATACCAAGCGTGGGCGTCTCAATCCTGAGTCTGTCGACCGCCTTTTGATGCGACACCGCTTCCTCTATGATGAATATCAGAAGAAGATGGGGTACCATCTGAAGTGCAAGGAAGACTTACTCGCCTTAAAGAAACAAAGCGCAATGCGCGCCCTCGACGTGCACCCGTATAACTGTACGATTGTACAGAGTAACGATGTGCCGTGTTCATGGCGTCAAAAGCTGTCAGATTGGGGCCGGTGGCACAACAATGTTAGTGCCTCCGCTGCGTTTGGGGACGTGGTAGGGCCGAAACCCTGCTGGAACTCAAACGACGATAATGCTCTAATTGAACAGCTCCGTTCGAAGTTGAACGGCGTCCCGGGGTTTCATGCCGGGGTGATGATCGCAGAACTAGAGCGGACCATCAAGTTCTTTGGGAATACCTCCAAGGTTCTTGTTGAGTTTGGGCGTCGCACGAAGTCCGGGCATGCAGGTGATGCCCTCCGTGTTCTTTATAACGGGGGCGTCCGTCGCGACGATACAATTCGTTGGGATGGCATACCGCGAAGTGCGCAGATCCATCTGGGCTACCAGTTTGGCCTAAAACCGTTGCTCGAAGATGTTAAGAGCGCGGCACAAATGCTAGGCTGGCAGGCGGGTTACTCGAAAACTAGTAGAATTCGAGTACGACGTACTCAAGTCTCCGAAAGCCGATCAACCAACCCGGTTTCAATGGGGTGGACTCGGCAGGAGCGAGGGCAGATTGTTGCATTACTTACATCTGCACCCAAGATTGAAGACTTTTCAGGTCTCAAGGACCTAGCTTCAATCCTCTGGGAACGTCAGTGGATGTCGTTCATCGTCGACTGGTGGATACCTGTTGGCAAGGCGCTCGCTGCACTGCAGTTGAGCAACACGCTACAGGGTGTTTTTATCACCACCAGAACTACGCGCGACACGAGGTCTAACTACACATCTGGCAATGGCTCTTACGCCACGTACCAGGTGCTTGGTGATGCCTCGTATAAGCGCATAATCTCCGTTCGACGAACGGTGTCTTATAGCCTAATTCCCAAGCTTCCGAAGCTACGGCCGATTTTCCATCCTGATCTGGATGTGAGGCTAAAGCATACGTTGCTTTCTGGGTCTCTTCTTGTAGTGAACCGGCACAAGATTTTAAAAGCCGGAAAGTGGCTTCACTCGCAAGCAGCGAGGATATAAGCCTAATTTAACCCTTTATAAATGGAGTGCGCAATGTCAAATATTGCCAACATCGTTGTGTTCGACGGGGCATCTACGCCCGTCTCCCATACCCTCGTCCCGGTCGAAGTCGTCAAAGACTCGAAAACTGGGGCCATTACCGCGGTCTGGCGCGAACAGGTGGCTTCATTGCCGACCTATGCTCAGATTACGGCGACGGCTCGTCTAAACAAGACGAAGCAGTCGGGGGTGTGGAACACCGATTTTCGCGTGGAAGTTCCCGTGATGGAATCGGTTTCTGGCCAGAACAGTGCGGGCTATACTGCCGCACCGAAGGTCGCCTATCGTGACACGTCCGGATTGTATGGACATTACCACGAACGCGGGACCATTGCTGGCCGTCGTCTGTCGCGTCAAATCGTTCTCAACATCGGCAACAACGTTTCGACGTCTGTTGCACCGGCGACTGCCGGGCCGTTGGCCGAATTGTTTGACACTCTCGTTGCGCCAACTTAACCGTTGGTAGCTCAAGCCTACTTCCTTAACAGGAGTTGTTATGTCCAGTAAAGACAGCAGTATCCGTGCAAACTTAGCACGTGTATGGCAAAACGAGTTGACAGATGACCAGACGATTCTTTTTGCAAGGGAGCTCGCCGGTGTTTTCGCTGCGCGAGCTGGGGACAAGGGCCGAGAATTCCTTTCGTTGGTTGACTCTAACGATTGGAGCTCTGTTCTTGATTATAACCCCCTTCTTGTGGCTATAGACGCCGAGGAATATGCTGCACTGGCGCAGGCGCAAGCTTGTTTCAGTAAGTTAGTGTGTCTCCCTAATGGTGTTGATCGTACAGCGGTCGCCTACAAGAAGTTCCTTGACGGAGAATACCGTTGTGGCATCTTTAACAGACTCTTTGCAAAACGGCAGGATGGGACATTTAAGTTCTCAACCGCGACTGAGTGCATTCTGCACACTTCCAGTTGGAAAATCGCCGAAATGCTGGGAGACGCCCCGGAAATCTGGGACGTGCCTATGCGGTACTCCGTTGGTGGAGCAACCACTACGATAAAGAAAAAGGATTCTGACCTGCGGAATTTAATCGCAGGAAGTCTCCACTGTAGCGAAGAGATGGAAGCTGACCTTACCAGAATGGAAGGCTTACTTACGACTCTCCCACGGCTTGTAGAACATTTTCAAGACGCTGAGGGGATGGTGTACCTCCAAGTTGTAACGGGGGTGCTAAACTTCGTCCTAAAGAACGCCAAAACTGATCGCGGTGTTACCAACGAGCCGGACATGAATAAATTAGTCCAGCTATCGTATGGCGACGTAATCCGCAGTCGTATAAAGCGTAAGGGAATCGATCTTCAGGATAGCGAGCGTCAGTGTGAGCTCGCAAGAATTGGATCGATCACCGGGGGGATTGCAACCCTCGACCTATCAAATGCTAGTGGACTTATTTCCAACGGGCTGGTCAACGACCAGTTCCCGGGGTCCTGGCTTGATGTACTTTACTGGGCTCGCACTGGTGATATCTTTATCCCCCTAACAGGGGAGACAAGGTCGCTCCAGTCCTACGGTGGTATGGGTAACGGTCTCGTGTTTCCAATCGAGAGCGTCCTTTTCCACTGTCTGGCAGAAGCTTGCTGCGAGTACGAAGGGATCAAGCATCCACTCGTGTCCGTCTATGGTGACGACATCATCGTGTCACAAGGCGGCGCCGCTAGAATTAAAGCGGTGTTCGAAGAAATCGGGCTAAAGATTAATGAGGAGAAATCCTTTGTTGATGGTCCTTTCAGAGAATCCTGTGGAAGCGATTGGTATTTAGGAGTAGACGTCAGACCCATTTTCGTACGACACAATGTCTCATTAGAGCATCTTTTTTCGCTCCATAACCAATTCTTCGCAAAAGGCGACGAAGCGGCATGTGAGTTCATTGTGAAACGTATACCGGTTGAACTGAGGTTGTACGGACCGCCAGAAGTTGGCGACGGACACCTTTGGACCGAGGCGTGGAAAGACTTAACTACCACGGCTTGCGTTCATCCGGGCTCTTTTACCTATAGCACTGTTGGTGCCGAACCAAACATCCGGTATGTTGTAACGCCGGAGGACTGGTTGGTGCCACTTGTGTCTATTCACAGTGCAGACAAAACCACGATGATTGACGACTCGGGTCGAATGTACCGGAAATTGCTTGGTACATCCTGGGAGTTGCCTCATGGTTTCAGAGTCGCGACCAAAAAACAGGAGCGAGAGTGCGTTGCGAAACGCGAACTCAAACTCCTTCGTTCATTCGCTAAGAACTTCGAAGCGGGAACGGAATTTCGTCATCAAACCGCTAAGCAGCGGCGACGACGCGATTGGTCTGTAAGGTACGAGAGGATGATTAGGCCTGATCCCAATCTCACAGTCTTTGGTACCCCGTTGCCGGGGAGGCTGTGTGTCAAGGAAATGACGTCTTACATTTTTGGGTAACGCCGAG